ACACAAACCGGATAACCAAAAAATTTTCTTCGGCAGGGTTTGGGGGTGTTATAAGAACGCCATTTTGGTTTCTTATATTCACAGTGAGACGGTCAATTCTCCGAATGGGATTTATGTACTGGGTTGCGATTGGGTAATTATCCCTGAAAGTGATGATATTACTGGTCAAATCATCTGGAACAACTAAACTCGCAAAAGCGTTTCTGAGAACACCCAAAGACGCCTGACCTTCGTACGTGTTGGATGCACGGTCAGAAAAGACTGTGTTCAACTCATCAATGGAAACATAACAGTGCTCTGTGGCTGTAGTGGTATTAATACGAGCAGCGAGGAGTCGAGCCTGTACAATATTTTTTATTGGCTGGTTGAGAAAGCATGTGAATGTGTTCGCACTACTCTGATCGATGGTGTCGACTGTGATAGTGTGATATTCGTAGTTTAGGTCCGGGATCGAATCCGATGGTGATGTGATCAACGCCATTTACTATTAGATTAGATTAAAGATCCACCGATTCCATCCTCAATCTCATACCCAGCATGCGCGCTCACGAGCTTTTGGGCACCACAGAGGCCACCTGGAGTAAGACCAACCGAGTAGGGGCTGTCCTTCTTACCCGAACCGGCGACACAGTCGAGCTCAGGCTTGAGGTCAAAGAGAGATTCCTCGCTGACTGGTACAATTTTAATTGGCCTGGGTTGGTACTTCGAAGTCTTCATGTTCATGAAAGACAGGGCAACGATGAGGGCCATCAAGACGGCCATGGCTGTGAGAGCGTTGCGATCACTCTTGTTGAAGTTAAGTTTAAACATTTATAATAGACATAGATTTTTTTAAAGTGCGTTAAAGAGATTTTCTTAGTTTCTACATAGACAGTAGATGGACGAAGAAATCGTACTCGATAGGGGTCAAACGACTGTAATGAAATTAGATGCTGATGAACAGGCTCTCATGGATGAGATTCAGATTTCTGCACCCCGTCCAAAGCCGGTGCCTAGACCAAACAGGCCTATGCAGAGACCTCAACAATCTTTCCAGCAACAGGAGGCGATGGATGCTTTTGTAAATCCCAATAAGCAAAGTGCCCCAGCGCAGCCACAGCCTGATGAAGAGATTGATTACGGTGAAGATGAACCCATGATGTTTGATGATGAACCCATGATGGGACCTGATGGGAGTGATCAGGGTGAACAACCATCAAAGGGGTACACTTCGGTGGATGAAGAGAAGTCGGATCTTATTAATAAGTTGGCTCGACTTGAAAAGAAGGGGTTCGCGGTTAACAAGCGCCTGAACGCGTACTCGAGTATCGACGAGCTCAGGTCGGAGGTGAAGAGGATTACGTACAGTATTGATGTTGAACAATCTGTTCGCTTCTCGCGTCGTATGTTAGTCGCTTGTGTCACTGGACTTGAGTTTTTGAATAAGCGCTACAACCCATTTGAGATTCAGCTTGAAGGGTGGTCTGAATCCGTTATGGAGCATGTCGACGATTATGACGGTGTTTTTGAAGAGTTATATGTCAAGTACAGGTCCAAGGTCAGTGTTGCACCTGAGGTGAAGCTCATCATGATGCTTGGTGGTTCGGCGATGATGTTCCACCTTACCAATAGCATGTTCAAGTCGGTTATGCCCAACATGAACGATGTGATGAAGCAGAACCCCGATCTTGTGAAGAACATGATGGCGGCGGTTCAGAACACTACACGAGCCCCTGGTGGTCCCGCCACTGAGGCACCAGTGGGTGGTTCGGGTCAATATGAGATGCAGGGTCCAGGCCTTGACATTTCTAGCCTGATGGGTGGAATCTCTATGCCACCCCCACCCCCAATGAACACCTCAATGGGTCAGGCTCCCTCTGCGCCTCAGCCCGTCGAGGAGGATGATGACCTCTCTGACATCATGTCCATCTCTGGTGATTCCACAGGAGGTGAGGTCAAGGAGGTAAATGTGGGTGCCAGTAAACCCAAGAGAACTCGTCGAAAGAAGAAGACCGAAATAAATCTCTAAACTAATATAAATGATAGCGTATTGTCCGCTTGAGGAGCTCGAGCCTCCCGTTCGACAGCAAGAAGTTGTCGCCGAGGCCAAGGCCGAACCTGTAAAGCCTCAGGTCGGTCGCGAAGAAACTGAAATGAATTACGTCATCATGGCTTTCATTGTCGGCGTAGTTGCACTAGCCGTCTCTGATTCCATCAGGGCGTAAATGTTGAATCTACCGCGAGGTACTCCCTCGTAGTAAATTTAATAAGTGAATGTGGCCAGGGTCTGCTGACCGGCTATACCGTTGTCGAGATCGTCTGGGAAAGTGTTAATGTTATGTGAAATTTTAGCAAGTCCACCATCACATGCGGATGTCACTTCGACTGAAATATCATAATTGTAGTTTTGTGTACTGTCTTTTTCAACTGGGCGAATGTCTATACTTCGTGTACCTGCAGTTGCTGTAGCACTCCATGGGAATGCATTCGTTGCACCAAAGAGGTTTTTCGTACCTATCGCGATATCGTACATTGATGCTGTTGTTCCATCATGGGTACCCCCCGAAAGTTCGAGAATCATCGTACTTGTATTGCGGACATCCGATGTATCTCTTAAGACCGCCACAACCTTAGCATAGAAGGTTCCTGGTCTAAATGTCAATTGGATATCTTGACCATTACCGAAATTGATTGGAAATGTATTCGAATACTTTTTTGTGGAAACCTGGTCAGAATTTGTGATGATACCACCATTCACGTGAAGTTCTGTATTAGCTGTAGCACCATCAAGACCAATCGCAACCTGATTACCTAAATCTAAAGCACCATCTACGGCGAAATCACCCAGTACCTCTACATTACTGTTGAGGAATACTGATGGTGCACCTGAATTCGAGTTAATGTGTACATTACCTGTGGTATCCGAGTAAATATTGGAACTTCCAGCGGTTGTCGTGAGTTCGATGGTCGCATTACTCGAGGCACTTTCCACACGCGCCATACCATCGTAAACATGGAACTTCTGACCGGGTAGAGCTGTACCGACACCAACATTACTCGAGTGAATCACATGAATACAGTTTGTGAGAGTACTATTGTTCGCAACACCCACTATGAGACCTGTAGTCCCGTTAACAGAATCACTGAACCCCTTTAGGTACCCACCCTCACCTTCACCCGTGTAGATGAGCATACCAGTTTCTTTGTTTGTACCAGGACTCTCAAGTTTTAGGAGTGTTTGGTCAGTTGTATCTGCATTATAAATGTGTACATTTGAGTCCACAACTGATGTGCCTATACCCAGGTTTCCACCAGTATCGAAACGGGCAAATTCAGAGTCATTATTATCGTCAATCTGATGGACAAACGTTAATGGACGACGTGTACTACCATCGAGGATATTTCTAATTATATTAATTGATGGATCGGATGTTGTTGTTGAAAAGGCAAAACCTGTCAATCTGAACGCACCACCACCACCAAACTCAATATCACCATTTACCACGAGTTTTGTGTTCGCACCTCTAGAATCAGCGTCAGATCTTTGACCACCAATAACTACAATTTGGTTATCACAGACGACTAAAGGTTTATCCGTTTGTCCATCCATATCTTCAAGAATTTGGTTGGCACCATAGAATGTTTCACCGGAGGATGTGTACGTTTGAAATACGTGTTCAGCGGCTATATGTCTAATTCGATCTGGACCCGCATCAACGGCTGTAGCGTCATTACCCTTGAATAATACAAGTTCATTTCTAGATTGTCCAACGTTATAACGCCTTTCTATAATCATTGTGTTTCCAAATTCATCACCATCGAGACCATTGAACGACAGTTGAGCACCCACAACAACATTACCAGAGACATCTAGTTTACCACGGGGTACATCAGTGCCTAGACCAACATTCCTCGATGTACCACTTATGAAGAGACCAACTGAAGTAGGTTCAGAAACCTTTTGATAATCCTCTGTGATTCTGAAATCACTTGAAGCACCTGCCACACCCACAGACCATCCGGTGAGAGCTGTGTCATTATCACTTTGTACATACGAAGTGAAAGAATTACCAGAGGCTGTATCAGTCTGCATCGCTACAATAGCATCACCCGCACCAGCACTACGGTTATGAACCAAAATACCATTACCCTCTCCTTCCAAACCCACTGGATTACCCACACCTGTGGCATACACTTCTAAATGTGCGGAAGGCTGGGTCGTACCTATCCCAACACGAGCATCCGCACGTAGAGTGAGTACCTCCGTTTCATCTGTGTATCGGTCATCGGACAAGAATATATCCAGTTTAGATTTGGATTTACCAACGGTGTTATCATACTTACCCATTTTAAACGCCGCCCTTACACCATCACGAGCAGCATTACCTTCCCGGGACAATTGCAGGACATCCGCGACATCAATAGTACCGGCAACAATTTCCACTGTATTGGAAACAAGGAGAGGTATGACTTGGTTGTTCAAACCATTATCATATGTGATTGGATCATTAATGTATACAGCCCCACCCGAAGTGTGAAGACGACCCTCAGGTGTGGCTGTACCTACACCAACATTTGAACTTTCAAGGATAGATAACTTTGGTGTACCCATCGTGGAGTTCTGGCTCGCATAGAAGTTGAGA